AAGCATCTGATATAAAAGATGGCGCAATAACAAGTGCTAAAATTTTAGATGGTGCAATAGTTAACGCTGATGTAAATGCGTCAGCTGCAATAGCCGGTACTAAAGTAGCTCCAGATTTTGGTTCTCAAAATATAGCTACAACTGGAACTATCAATAATCTAACAACAACAGAATTAGCAATATTAGACGGTGCAACTGTAAGCACCGCAGAGCTGAACAAGTTAGACGGTGTTACAGCATCAACATCAGAATTAAACACTTTAGACGGTGTTACATCTACAGCTACAGAGTTGAACATTTTAGACGGTGTTACAGCATCCACAGCTGAAATAAACAAATTAGATGGAGTAACTGCATCTACATCAGAATTAAATATTCTTGATGGCGTAACCGCTACAACTACAGAGCTAAACATTATTGACGGAGTAACTGCTACAACAGCAGAACTTAATTATGTTGATGGGGTAACTTCTAATGTACAAACACAGCTTGACGGTAAGCAGTCATTAGATTCTGAGCTAACAGAACTAGCTACAATGGGTAGCGGTACTGCTAGTGCTTTAGCTGACTTAACACAAGCTGAAGTAGAAACTTTAGATGGTGTTACTGCATCCACAGCAGAACTTAACTTACTAGATGGTAAGAGTATAGTTACAACTATTTCTGGAAGTGCAACAGATGTACAACTACCTTCAGCTCAAGCTGTAAATGAAAGAATAGTAGAGCTAGTAACTGAAGTAGGTGGTTTTGTACCCATAGCAAATGAAACAAGTTTTCCAACAACTAACCCAGACGTAAATGATGGTGCTGGAACTATAGTCAGTATTAAAGCATTAGCAAGTAACTTAACTTCTAACGGAAGTGGAGTAGCAACTATTGCAAATGGAGCTGGCTCTGGAAATACAGTAACTATCAATGGTATGGCTAATAGTGATACTATTGAAGCTGGAAAAGGAATATTAGTAGAAACAACTACAACATTACATACAT